TTTAGCAATTTCATCTTTAGCATCTAACGGCGATACACTTAATCTATTGTTTTGTGTATTTTGTGCCATATCTTCTGTTACTTCTTGGCCTAATCTAGCAAAAAATCTTATAACAGCAGGATTGTTACCAGCAGTAGAATTAGTAATAAGATCTTTTAACTCGTCATCACCATATACTGATAATGCTCTATCTGCGGCGGCAACTTTCTTATCGTAGTCGTAACCCCATTCTTGCTTTAGTATACTTTCTGTTTCTGCCTTTTGTCTTGATATTTCAGCAGGTTCATTTTCTTCTTCATGTTTTATAGTATTCATTTGATACTCTAACAATGCGCCTACTTGTTTATCACTTAAACCAATCTTATGTGCTACGTTAGTAAATTCTTCAAGATTTCTTTGTTCAAAAAACGGTTGATAATCTTCTGGTATATTTACTGTATATTTAGAAGCATCTTCTGGTCTACCAAGTTTTGTATATACATCATTATATTCTTCATCAGTTTTAGGTATAGATATTGTATTACCTAACCTTTTCTGTTGATGTACTACAGTTTTTGCAAGATCTTCTACATTATTAAAATTTTGTAATGTAGCATCATTTTTTAATTCTTCGGGTAGTGTTGATTTCCAATCTTGATTATCACTTCCCGATCCAAGTACAGTATTGTTTTCTTGTACTGGATTGTCGTTTGTGGTCATTTGTTCATCAGACATCTTTATCCTCCTTTAATAAGTTGATTATTCTGATTGTTACGCTTCGTTGTCCTTCACGAAACGCTGTTTCATGTGCATCACCTTTTGTATAAGATGATCTATGATAGTAAGCTGACGTTAAATCAGCTAACACTCTTTTACCTTCTGGTGTATCAAAAGTAATTCTATAATCTGTTTTTATTTTTTTAAGATCTTTGTCCATATTCATCAGCTATATTTTCCATACCCATTTCATTTACTGTATCTTCTAATCCACCAGATACATTTGGATCTGCAAGTATTTTTGCCGCTTGTGCTTGATCTTTTTGTGCTTTACCTAATGCTTGTTGTTCTTGTGCCATTTGAGCCATTTGCGCTTGTTCTGCTCTCATTGTTCTCATATTGTCTACATCATCTTTACCACGTAATACTGTTTTAGGTACACCTAATAATTTACCACGTAATCTTACAGCTTCGTCATGGTCAATATTATCCATAATAGCAGGATCTATTTGTGCAATATTCATAGCTAAACTATACAATCTTTCTATAGCTACACTTTCTTCCATTCTTTGTGAACGTGCTAAAGGCCCTAAATATTCTACATCTATTTTTGTACCTTGTATAATATCTGGTTCTTTCATTAATGCACCTGCACGATACATAATACCAAACACACGTTCTATTAATGGATTTAAAAACTCACTTTGAAATCTACCTAATGTTGGGCCAAGAAGTCTTTGCATTAATTCGTATCTAACTTGTACTTCTGTTGCCGTCATTTGTGGGCCTTCTTGTAATTGTAATTGATCTGAATAATACGCTTGTCTTATTGCAGTACGTAATTGATTTTCTTTTAAATCTGTAATCTGCCAGTTTGTTCCTATCTGTAAAGGTTTTACAGCACCATCATTTCTAATAACTGTAATACCAGCAGGTGTCATTCTAACTCTACCTATAACACCATCATCTTGTACAAGTAACGGTGGATCAATAGCTTTTGCCCATGCTTTTAATCCTATCTCTACAGCTTTGTTTAATGTTTTTATATCTGGTAATGCATTAAAACTTGGTGATCTACCAAATATTTCACCTGTTGCTTTTGACCAACGTGGTACTAAATATGGAAACTCATTGTAACCACCTGTTCTAACAACCATCTTATCTTCTTCGCATACATGACACGAATGAAATTTTAATTTAGTTGCAGACTTACCTGTAGATCTTTCATAATCTGCTGTTGGTTCTACTGCGTGTATAAAATTAAATTTATGATCTGGTCTTTCTTTAGATGCTGTTTGTATTTTTTCACCAACATTATCAAAACCAAATTCTTGTACTGCTTGTCTTGCTGTTAATTTATATTTTCTGTAAAGTGTATCAACTTTACCATCTATACTTTCTTGAATATAATATTCTGCAATATGTAAACAATTAAAATGTATACCGTCTGTATCAAAACCTCTACTACCTTCTTCTACAAACAATGCGGCTGTACCTATAGAACATAAATCAAGATACATCTCATGTACTTCTGTATTAAAATTAGTTTCGTTAAAAGTATCATACATTCTACGTGCTGTATCTTCTAACCATAATTGTACATCACGATCTTCGTTTAATTCTTCATCTCTTAATTTAATACTAAACCAAGGTAATGACGGCGAAGTAAGTGTGCCTTGTAAACTTGCCGCTAATAAATTGTTTGCTGTAATAGCTGTACTATCAAATAAAACTTCTGTTCTTTTTTCACCACGTGTTCTTAATGTAACTACGTCTGCTTTTCTTGGCATAACATAATCTAATATTTCTTGCCAATTGACTTCCCACGTACCTCTTTCTTGGCCAAGTCTATCTAATCTTTTTTTTATATATTCGTAATTAGCCATTATTTTTTATTTTTTTTAACACCACCGCCTAAAAGTGTTTGACCAACTTCTGCATCATCTTCAACACCTTCACCACTTGTAAGAATTGTGCCGTACATACCTTTCTTTTTTGTGCCAAGCATTTTTTCTTTTTCTTTTGCCGCTTCTGCTTCTGCTTGATCTGTTCTATCGTATACTGATTGCTCTACTGGTGGTGGCATTTGTGGTTGTGATTTTCCGCCCATATTATTTCCTAATCCATTTACATTCGTCTTTTAGCATTCCATAAACTGCCGCATCAACAAATTCATTTTTAATTTTCATAACTTTTCTTACTATACCTTCTTTTGTCCATCCTGTACCAGATAAAATGCGTTCATTACGTTCATAGCCATTTCTACAAACTGCCGTCATACGGCCACATTTTAACTGGTTAAAACCATAGTCAAAAACATATTTTATATGTTTTCTAGTAAATAATCTAGGTGTTTCTAATGCTAGATGAACATATACATTATGGCCATCATAGTCTGTAAAAAGAAAACCACCTAAAATTTTTTCATCTTCTATAAATCCAATATAAGAAAATTTATCACCAATATCAGCAGATATATAACATCTTTCTTTTAGGTAATCACCTATAGGTAAACGCCATTTGTCGTTTGTAACGACTTCTACCATTATTATGCTTTCTTTTTCTTTTTGGTAGTACCGCCGCCTAAAACAGTTTTTTGTATGTTAGCTTCATCCTCTACACCACTAGAACCTGTCATAATTGTTTGACCACCATATGCCCCAGCTTTACTAGCCGCCATAGCACTTGAAGTTTTTGGTTGCGTTGGTGCTGTTTGTGGTGCAGTTGGTGCAGGTTGAGGTGCAGGTTGTTGAATAACAACTTGTTTAGGTCTACTAAAAACTCGTCTTATTGCTCTTACAAATCCGCCCATATTTACCTTTCCTATTTAAAAATGTTAAACTCACTATCAGAACGTATCTGTAAAGGTTCAGTATTTTTTATTCTAGCTTTTCTTAACGACATTACACAATATCTCATAGCAGATATTACGTCATCATTAGCAGGAACAATCTTACCATCTTTTCTATGATACATACGTAGTTCTTCTAACAGTTTACCTTGATTTTTAAATATTTTCAATCTCTTTGTCTGCATACGTGTTAGTATTTCCATAACACCAGCTTCTACGCTGTTACCACCCGTGCCTTCTTTTTGGCCTTGACTTGGTGGATTACTAAAATGTTCTCTAGTCATATTAACACCTTCTTGCCTGTATTGTTCTGTAAGATTTTTACCAGAACCTTTATCTGCTTGTCTACCATCCATAGGCCATATTACAGGTATCCATTTACCTCTAGATTTTATTGCTGATGCGTGTACTGGTACAGTTTCTTGACGTAACGAATAACTATCATAAATATAAACAATATCACTATCTCTATCCCATGCTGTCCATACTGATGCTGTTGGGTGATCCCAACCAAAATCTAAACCACATATTCTAGGCCAATGTATTGGTATATCTATAGGATCACAAATTATATCTTCTTCGTTTATAGGAAACACTAAACCAGATCCTAATTGTGGTATACCTTTTTCACGCATTTTTCTTTCATGTGGTGGTAATGCTTGTAATATTTGATCTCTAACTTCTTTTGTCATATGGGGTGCATCATCCCACGTTGCTGTAAACAATGCTTGTCCATCTTTTAATTTATTTACAAATTGTGCTACTGTTTCTGTCATACCGCTTTCTGGTGTAAACGTCATATATACAATACCACCTTTGTCTGCTGTTCTAGTCAATGCTTGTGAGTAAATACTTGGTGGTGGTTCTTCGTCTAGCCATATAACATCTATACTTTCACCCATCCATTTTTCTTTACCCATTTCATATGCCTTAAATCCTATTCTAGAATTACCACCAGAAACGTGTCTTACTACAACACTATTTAATGCATTAGGTACACCTGCTTTTCTTACAGTATCTTGTATTAAATTTAATGGTATTGTACCTGTACCTTTTGCTGACGGATCGTCTGGTTGGCCGACAAGTTCTTTTTGACAGACATCCCTAGTCGTTTCGTTAGAAACTCCCCCAGCCCAAGCACGTATTGGTCTAGTAAATCTTCTGCCTTCCCACCACGTTGGGTATTTTCCCGACACATGGTACGCCATTTCCATAGCCCCACAAAATGACTTGCCGACACGGTTTCCAGCCATCAACAATCGTTGTGATGATTTGTTGTTATGAAACTTTTTTTGATATTCATAAGGTTCATAATCTAACATCCTATTAGTTGCCTTACGGCGTTCTAATTCTTTAGCTATCTCTACTGCTCTTTGTAAGACTTCGTTCATCTATAATTTTATCCAAATCATCACTATGTATTACAAGCCAACTACCTTTTCTATTACTTTGACAAAGTGCGACCACAGCCGTCTTACCTTCTTTTTTAGCCAATTCATTTGTGTCCTCCCATAATTTAACTACACTATGTATCTTTCTTAACTTACATTCAACAAATAATCTAGGATGTATTACATCTGCCCTAGTTATTTTACTATTACCACCAGATAATGCATTACGTTCACCATTGAAATATTTTGCAATATTTCGTTCTCTTTTTTTCCATGCCTTATCACCCATAATATATAAATAACACGTATTTGCTAAATGTTCTACCTGTTAACATAAGTTAATATGTAAAATTACCCACCGCTACACGGATTAATCCATTGTAGAGTAGACGCACAGGCGTTTTGGGGGGTAGCCCCCTTCCACACGCTTCCTTCTCACACAATCGCACCTGTCTTTCTCTATGTATGCTGTCGCCTGTGTGTATTTGTAGGAGGGTAAGAGCTTGTTTGTTAAAGAACAAGACATCAACAACCACGCCACGGCCTTGCCTGTGAGCCGTGTGTGTGTGCGTCTATAAGCATTCCTACGCACCTATCAGCCACGTGTCAAGCCATATAAACGCTTGTACGTACCATCTACACCTGTTCTAGTGTTATGGTAGCCATGACCTTTATATGTGTCTATACGAGTAGCTGAAGCAGAATAAGGGG